CATAGCGGCAGCAGTCGATTTCGATCAGACGGGGATTCCAAGAATGAGCGGTTCGGCGCATCAGGTTAAAGAAGGTGCGGCTCCGATCGTAATCCAGGTCCAGACGATCGACAGCCGTTCGTTTCTTGATCATAGCAATGAGATAGCCAGCGCAGTGAGGCAGGCTCTCCTCAACTCCCACCCCTTAGGCGACGTACTTGCGGAGTAACTTATGGCAACTTTTCCACGTCTCAAGACCGGCGCGTTGGCGCAGTATCCACTCCGTAGCGCGCGGCAGTTTCGAACGAGCGCTGTTCGCTTTCTTGACGGAACGGAACAGCGGTGGCGTAACGGCGGTGGAGAGCGAATCCGCTGGGCAGTTCGACTGGACCTGCTGGATGAAGCTGAAGCTCGGATGGTCCGCGAGTTCTTCGTGGCCCATGCCGGGCAAGCAGAGACGTTCACATTTGAGGACCCGCTGACGGGTGAGATTCATCCGCACTGCCGTTTCGAAAGCGACACATGCGAGGTGCTTCAACAGGGTGAGCAGAACTACCAAGTCCTGCTTCAAATCAGGACGGTAGCATGATGCGTTTCTTTCCACAATTGCAGAGTTCAGCCGTGGTCCAGATGCCCTTTGCGCGACTGGAGCATTTCAGGACCGTGATCACAGAATTGTGGTCTGGCGATGAAGTCCGGCGCGCGGACGCGCGCGTCAGGAGGCGCGCATGGAAGCTTCGGATGACGGGGTTGAGCAATAGCGAGCGGGCCGGCATCGAGCAGCTCTTTGTCGACTGCGTGGGCTCGCTGCACTCCTTCACGTTTGTGGAGCCCGGTGAGAACCTGCTGGTGCACAGCGAGGCACTCAGTCTGGGCAGCTGGGTGGTTAGTCCAGGACTGGTTCTGACCCAGGGGCAGAGTGATGCCAACGAGGGATCGAGTGCCACTTTGGTATCAAATCCAACGTCAGATCCTTTGACTGTTTCGCAAGTGATACCGGCTCCGTCCTGGTACGCCTATGTCGTTTCGACTTATTGCCGCTCGACGAATCCGACCAACCTCACCGTCGAACTGGGCGCTTATGCCCAGCTTGAATCCCGCGAGTTTTCGCCAAATGCGGCGTGGCAGAGAGTTGCACTTCCGGTGCGCAGCCAGTCCACAGAGGAGGCAATAGTGTTCCGCATAACTGTCGCGCCGCTCTCTGAGGTTTTTCTGTTCGGTGCGCAGGTGGAATTGGGACACGCGCCTTCTGCGTACAAGGCGACCGGAGCAGAAACCGGCCTCTATACGAACTGCCGATTCCAGAACGACTCGATCGAGTGGGAAGCAACCGGGATAAACAGCCATACGGTAGACCTATCCCTTCTGGTGACATACGATGCCAACTATTAACTCCATTAAGGAAAGCTCCGTTCTTGACACTCCTGTTGCCCTTTTTGACATCGTTACACACGAGGGCGCCACGTTTTATCTCAGCACTCACGAAGTGAATCTGAACGGCGCGACGTATCAGTCGCGAGTGTTGCGCCACAACACGTTCGACATGACGTTGGGCGCGGACTCAATGACTGACGGCAACACAAGAGTTTCGATAACGCTGGCAAACGCGGACTCGTACTTTTCGGGGGTTGATCCGTCAAGCGGTTGGAAGGGAGCGTCCCTAACGGTGCGATTCGGCTTCTTCGACGTGCGGACCGGCAGTCCCACGAGTGAGACCAGGATCCTGTTTCGAGGCGCAGGCGGAGGGGTAGAAGAACTCAATGAGACGCAACTGCGGCTTGGGTTTCAGAGCCGGCTGGCGATGCAGCGCGCCTGGCTGCCCAGCATTCGACTGCAGCGACGGTGTCCGTGGGTGTTTCCGGCGACCGAGATGCAACGAGTCGAAGCAGCGACAGGTGGCGAAGGGGGTAGCTACTCCCTCTTTTACCGGTGCGGCTACTCTGCGGGCGCGAGCGGAGGATCTGGGAACTTCGACAGTGGCCTGCCCTTCACGACCTGTTCCTATACTCGTGACGACTGTGCGGCGCGAGGGATGCTGGATGAGGATGGGGCAGGGACAGCAACCAAACGGTTTGGTGGGTTTGACGTGCTCCCTGCGCCTGGGGAGGCGTCGACATCGTCTCGCGAGGGGCGCTCCGGGGCCTTTGCACCGTTGGTCTACGGAACGAACTGGTACGACGCTCCGGTAGTGCATGTGCGGGCGGATGGGAAGGTCGTCCGAGCCGAGGCAGTTCTAGGTGTGGGGCCGCTGCAAGGGGTCCTGCGGGTAGTTGTGAACGGTTACGAGGTTCCGCCGATTGAAGCGGGCAAAGATCAGACGTCTACGGGATTCTACCGAGTGGCGAGCCTGGGCGGCAGGACCGGCGAACTCAATCCAGACTTCGGAGGCTCAGGAAGCGGGCCCTATGGGAGCTTCGCGTTTCTCTCGTTGGGAGTGCCGACGACGGTAGCAGGAAGCGATTCCCGGATCCGAGTGGAAGTGCTGACACAGGGACTCATCCTGCCACGCTTCACCAATAGCGGTGAACCACTGGAACCAGCTTTCTCTGCAAATCCTGCGTGGATACTCCTGGATATACTGCGGCGGGCAGGATGGCGACAGAGTGAGTTGGATGTTCCGCGTTTCGCCACCGCGGCTGAATATTGTGACCACCTCATCCCTGCAACGGATCGGAAGGGCAACAGTATTTACCTGTCCCGCTTCCGATGTAATCTTGCGCTAACTGCACGACGCAGCGTGGGAGAGCTACTCCGAGGAATTCGCTCCGCAAATCGCCTGTACTTCGCTCACGGGCATGATGGAAAGCTGCAGTTGCGGATGGAGGAAGCATTGAGGACGCAGCATGCGGTGAAGGCTAGCGGGAGTAATGCCGTCGTACCCTTGAACGAGGGATGGCCGGCGTACGAGTTCGGCGACGGAACAAACGGCTTCTCAGGCATTGCGAGGGAGGACAACGATGCTTCCACATTGCGGCTATGGAGCAGGCCCTTGTCTGACAGCCCGAACCGAGTGCATATATCGTACTCGGACGAGTTCAATGACTACGAGACAGATAGCTTGAGCGTCGTTGAAGTTGACGATGCGGTGAGGTCAGGAAATGAAGTGCAGGGTGCCGTCCAGGGCTTGGGCGTGACCAACGTGCACCAGGCTCTTCGTATCGCGAACCTGCAGTTGCTGAAGGCAACGATGGGAAATCTCTATGTTGCTTTTGAGACGAGCGTCCGAGGAATCGGAGTTACGCCCGGAGATATCATCACGCTGACCTACTCGCGCGAAGGGTTTGTGCGTAGACCCTTTCGGGTGCTGAGCGTCGGCATGGCACTGAACTGTTCGCGGATCAGCATCGTGGCGCAATTCCACGATGATTCATGGTACTCCGACACGAGCGGAAGCATCGCCAGCGGCGGTGGGCAGCGAACGTATGGAGCGGACGCACCCAGACCGCTGCTCGGCTCAGTACTGGAACCGGACGGGAGCACCGGATTCGGAATCAGCGAGCGGGTTGTCTCCGGAGCGGACGGCGGCTCGACGATCGTTCTCAGCGCAGAGTTTCTGAAGCCCGGCACCGTGAGCCCCGCATTTTCGGCGGTTCCAGCTATCTCGCCAGTAGCCGGGGTGCTGACAACAGGCGGGACCCTTTCGGGAGATCGGACCCTGTACTACGGCATCACAGCCGTAGATGGGTCAGGTGGCGAGGGTCCTCTCTCGGCACTGGCTCGGGCGCAACTTGGAGCGGGCACAACGCATCAAGTGACGCTTTCGATCGTCACCCTCCCCGCGGAGGCAGTGGGAATTAACTTGTACCGAGGAACGGATGCCCATCGGCTACTGCGGATCGCATCGGCTCTACCCTTAGGTCAACTGATTGTCGATCCCGGTATGGAGTCGCAATGGTATGCACCAACAGATAGCCGGTTCGATCACGCGAACTTCTACTGGCGAGCCGAGGTGTCGCCTCCTGTTGCGGCCCAAGTGTTTGGCGGTGACTCCATTGGGAACCTGTCCCAGATCCTGCAAACGAACGAGCATAGCGGCCAGATCGTCCGAATCATTAGCGGCCGAGGTGCGGGTCAAGAGCGAACGATTCGCGAGAATACGTCCATCACGGTCACGGTTACGCCGCAATGGCAGGTTGTGCCCGACGCCACAAGTTCATTCGTGATCGCAGACAGTAGTTGGCGCCTTGGAGCGAGAACGGCAGCAAGTCCTGCCGAATTCGAGGTTCCGAATCGCGAGGGGCTGACGATTCATGTGAAGGGTAGAGCCGCGAGTCAGATGGACGTGGAGTCCAGCGACGAGGCGGCTCCGGTAACGCGCTGGTATCTGCAGGGCTCGCCCGGTGTGGGTGGCGACAGTAACCCGCCGCCCCAGCCGAGTTTCGGAGTTTCTGTATCCGGAAGGGGGGTCGTTGAGATATCCGGCATCTCATTTCCTGGATTACTAAACACGAGGACAGTGCAGTCAGGCACTCTGACGCTGTATTATTGGAATGAGCTTCTGCCGCCGTCGCCCTATGTCCTAACGGAAACCCTGAACTCGGGAGAGGTGCAGATTGTTGTATCTCCGGTTGCGAATTTCGTTCCGGGAGATGTACTCCAGGTGGGAACGGAACTTCTGGTCGTCCAGGAGGTCCAGCCCACTGTTTCGACGTATCAGGTCAGCCGAGGGGAGTTGGGAACGACGCAGCAGACCCACTCATCAGGCGCAAGCGTCCTCCGACTTAGCAGAAAAAGCTACATCGTTCCATTTCCGCGAGACTTTTTCGGGAGTCCGGCGAGCGGACTGTTCTCGTTTCCGGTGATATTGCCGTCAGCACGGCTCGCAGCCGCGGAGATGTTTGTCACGAATGATCGCGGGAACAGCCCATCACGCAGTAACGCCTACAACGGATTCGCCGACGGAGGCCTTCGTACCTTCTCGGGAGGCCAGTACACCTTGCAGGTGGATGGACTGCTGGCGATTCACACCGGCGCCGCGCCCCCGTTGACAGTGGAGGATGCCCGGTCGGTTCGAGATATTACTGCGCGCGTTTCAGAGGCGCCAACGGGATCGCCGATCACCATGCTTCTGCGCAAGGGCGGCTCGGCTTACTGCACTTTGTCCATCGCAGCCGGCAGTACAGTGTCGGACGCACTCAACGGTCTTCCACTGCTGCCACTGAATCCTGGCGATGTGCTCAGCCTGGATATTACGAGTGTCGGGATAGGAGCCAATGACTTTCCCGGGCGAGATCTCACCGTGACGATACGGTTATAGGGGCCAGCTATATGCTCAACAAATTGAGTCCAGATCGGGACCTACAGTGCTACTTTGAGCGTCCCTCTGCGATCGCCGCAATCAGCGATGCTACATCGAGCGGCTTTGCCGTGACGGGAACATGGCGCCAGGAGTTTGACTGGGCGGTCGTCGAGTGGAACCGGGATAACGTTTTCGAACACCCGCAGTTCCGGAATCTTCCCGACGGCGATCTCAGCGGGCTACTGTTGGAGTACGACGAAGTTCGGAACAACTGCATCCCTATAGATTCACCACTCTATCCCACTGTCGACTGGCCGTATCTGCGTATCTGGACGACAGAGCCGGGAGGAGGGGGCTTCTACAAGGTTCGCCTGAAGGATCATGCTGTTCCAATTGAGGGTGCCTATGCGTGTCCCTATGCGGATTTCGTTCTGAGCGGGGATCTTACTCCAGGTGACTACGTTGGACTTGCATGGCTGGATGAGCAGTACAATCACCTCGTCGTTGTCGGGGACACGACCGACATGATCCTTGATTCGATCGCGGGCAGCGTCAATGCTCTTTCCGCCACGATTGAGGCAGAACGAATCGGATCAACTCTGCGTCTTCACTACGTTGGCGTGGGTCAGACCCGCACGACGAGCACGGTGGGAGCAAGCGGCAATCGGTTCGGGGTCTATGGCTTTGTGTCCGGCGCACGAACGGAGCAGTGGATTCCGAGTGTGCAGCGCTTCAGCGCGGGAACGTCGCCGACGAAATGGCGCATTTCTCTCGATTTCAGTGAGCTTCGCGATGTAGCGAACAACCTGATCCCGACAGACTCCGTGCGAAAGATGCGGTGGACATACGCGGCTGATCTGCAGGAGGGAGCGTATGAACGCAGTGAGTTCAGCGTGTACATTACGAATTGGTCGGTCAGCGGAACGAATGGTGCGTATGTCGTAGCCGGACCGGGCAGCGTGCGCGTCGAGGATGACGATCCGAAGCTCTCATATAGCGGCAGTTGGGAGATCGGGAGAGGCAACTTTTCGGGAGGATCCATCCGTTACGCGACGCTGCCGGGGGCGTCCATTCAGTTGCAGTATGATGCGCCCTGGGAACATGTTCTTTATTTCGGATCGCGCTATGGAACGACCTGCGGGCAGGTTTCGGTGTCGGTTGACCAGAGCCCAGGGGTCACTTTGAACCTGGCTTTGGCGGGCGAGGATGTTCTGTCGCGGTTGCAGATTGCGCCCCTCGGACCGGGGCCGCACACAGTCACGGTCACGCATAGCGGAGATGCGGGCAGCTACGTATACTTTGACTTCTTCGAACTCGCTCGTCCGACTACTTCACTTCCGGAGATAGCGACAGATTCACAGGTAACGCTGGCAACGGATTGGGACACTGATCATTCGATCGCGCTGGCGGCGGAGAGGACCGCGTGGATGCTGCACTCGATGGGTTTCCATGGCCGAGTGAATTACTATGTGGGCGCCTTATGGTTCTATGAGTTGTACAGGAAGGGACATCAGTACGCGTCGGCGACGGTAACCTTTGGCGGCACACCGGCGTTCAGTGATATCACTACGGTGACCATCGGCAGGCAGGGAGTTGGGGAGTCCACGACACTGACT